TGGCGGTGCGTACCGCGCTGGAGAAGGCCGGGCGGTATGCGTTCGCACCGCTCCCGTTCTATCAACCTGGGCGTGCGGTGCGCTTGAGCGGCGATGGCCCCAGCTCGTGGACGGACTGGATCGTGGTGGCGCGCACCAAGGCGCAGATGAAATGGGGCACGCTGCCTGGCGGCTACGTGGCCGGGCCTGGCTGGAACGACAAGGCGCGAATGGGTGGCAAGCCGACCCTGCTGATGGACGCGCTGGTGGCCGACTACTCGCGGCCGGGCTACACCGTGCTGGATACGCACATGGGGGCAGGCACAACCGGCGTGGCGTGCATGAAGGCAGGGCGGAAGTTCATAGGGTGCGAAGTCGACGCATCGGCCTTTGAGATTGCCTGCGAACGCATAGCGAACGCTGCGCGGCAGGAGAGTTTGTTTCAAGAGCCGGCGCGGGCAGAGCAGCATGGCCTTGCGCTCTAACGTGCTGTTGAGCCGGGCGCGAGACGGCGCCTGAAGATGAACCACTGCCGGCGCGCCTCGGCTCGAACAGCTGGTCCGGGTTGATGCGCCAGTTGGGCGCGGGAGGTGAGAGATGAGGAAATACGTTGTTTGGTGCCCGGACCTGGGCCAGGAGCAGGAAGACGGCGCGACGATCCCGGCGACTGACCCCGCCGATGCGGCAGAAGGGTGGGCGGAATGGCACGACCGCAGCAGTGCAGAATATCGGATTGCCAGCGGGCGCGAGGAGATCGTGATAGTCCGCGACGTGGAGACCGGCGAGCAGCGCGAATGGATTGTGCGCGGCGAGGCGATGCCGTACTACACGGCGCAGCCTGGGGAGTCCGGAACAGCTCTTGATACGCCGCCGGCTGATCCGGAGCGAGCCTGCTTCTGAGTTCCGTCGCCATCACTGCCCTCCAGCCTTCGCGGCCGGCTTGACCGACTTGTTGCTTCCACCCACATCGCTCGCCTGCTGCCAGTCTATGACCTGGTGCTGCCTTGTTTGCCGGCGATCCGGGATGTCCCCATGCTCGAACGCGCACCGCGTCTCAAGTTCCGTCATGCGGCGCTCCTGTGCCAGAGCGTAGCGCTCGAAACGCCGGCTGTGCGTTTCGACGCGCTCTTCAAGCCTTTGCTCCAGCCCTACGATCGTGTCGGACAGTTTGCTGACAGCGCTGACCAGAGCGCCGTGCTGGCGCTGGTTGTCCCGCAAGTACCAGCCGACCAGGCCGAACAGGCCGGCTAGTATGTACGGAGCCAGTTCAGCCATCAGCGCATTCATGCGATTCCTTTCGGTCGATCCATTGCCGAACTTCGTCCGCCACCGTCAGACGTCCGCGGTGAGCCGCACGACGTTTGTGCCATCGGCCAGCAGGGTCGCGCGCTTGGTCTGCGCAACGACGACGCCAGATCCGCCGGATGTTTTGACGGTGACGGTGTACGCACCGCTGGTGTTGTTGAAAACGGCGCCTTGCCAGTCATTCGGGACCACGACGTTGCGGTTCGTGGTGAGCGTGCCGTTGATCGTCAGGTATCCGGCGCGGCGGGTGGCGCCGGATACCGTGACATCTCCGGAGGAGAGGTCCACTGAGCTGCGCAGGACAGCCCAAGGCGGCGTCATCCAGGTCCGGTGATCATCGTAGGACGTGACGGACGATCCGCCAGTGACGACGACGTAGAGCAGGAGGAGCTCGTCGGCAGCGGCCGAGCTGCCGGTGACGACGCCTATGGTGCCGTCGAGCTTGAGGTAGATGCGGTTGGTGGCGCTGGCGGTCAGGCTCAGCGTGCCGTTCGCGACTTCGGCCAGAGAGCCGTCGTACTTGTTGATCCAGCCACCGTAGTACCCCCACGTGAGGCCGGAGCAGGCCGATGCGCGGCGCGCGCCGAACATCGCCGGCGAGGCGGCGTCAAAGAGTGCATTTGCCGATGTCGCTTTTCCGGCTTGGGATTCGCTGAGCAGGTCAATATGCGTCGTGCTGTCGGCCATGCGTTACCTCGTGATCGATGTAGTGAGCGGGTAGCCGCGGCCGATGGTCGCGGATAGCTGGTAAAGCTTGATGTACAGCGTGGACTGCCCGGATCCGAAGTCCGTTGTCTGGTCTGCCGCCGAGTACGCGGCCGTCGGCGATGTCGCGGTGATGGTCCGCTTGACGACGGCGTACGAGCCCGATTCGTAGATGTCGATCTGGTACTGCTCGCTGTCCTCTCCGATCGGCGCGTCGACATAGTCTCGCCATTCGGTGTCGACGCGCGAACGCCTGGTCCACAGCAGAGTCCAGTCGCCCGTGCCGGGATCTCGGCTGCCGTTGAGCAGGATCGGTGACAGCGGCTTGAGGTTGATTCCCTGGTAGCTGAATGAGCGGTTGCCATCAGTCGAGAAGTCACGGCCGGCGGTGATGCCGCGATACATCAGTGAGGCGCCGATCTGTGCGGAGTCCAGCGGGATGGCTTCAATGTCGGCACTGTCGAGCAGGATCAGGGAATCTCCGGCGGCGTGCAGACCCATGGCCCACTCGGTCCCGAACCGCCCTCGCAGCAGGTCTTGCAGACGGTAGGTGCTGCCGCTGACGAGCGTGCATTTCTGGGCGGCGATGATTTCCCAGCGGCCGTCTGATCCGTAGGCAAAGTGATTCGCGCCGGACAGCATGGCGAGCAGCGTTGTGTCGTAGAGCTCGCCCTGGGACAGCGTGACGGTGAGGATGCTCGAGGCGTCGATCATGCGATGCTCGACGACGCCGATCGCATTGCTCGCTGCGCCGAATGTGGCGCCTGGCGGTCCGAATTCCTGCCGCTCCAGCCAGGTCGATCCGGCATCGACGGACTGGTAGAGGAATCCGCCGCGCCATCCCGCAATGGCTCCCGCCATGGCACCCAGCATTACCGGCCCGTCCTGGGCACTGGAGAGGCGCGGCAGGTCGAGGAGGTGATAGACGCTGGCGCCGGAGCGGGTGATCGTCGTCGAGCCATTGGACGAGCTGGCCACGCCGACGGCGGCCGGCGTGTAGATGGCGGCACTGGCGTACTTCGCCGAGATTTCCAGCCGCTGGTCGCTGGTGTAGCTGATTGCTGTGATGCGCAGGCTGATGTTGCCATCGTCTGTTTCGACGGTGACGACATCGCCTGGCTGTAGGTGGTTGTAGGTCGGCGGCAGGGTGAGCTCGACGTCCTGACGTTCGAGCCAGTAGAGGTAGAGCAGCACCTCCGCCTTGCCGGCCGCTTCGGTGGCGGTGAGCACGATCGGCAGATCGAGGACGACGGCGTTGATCGCCGGCGTGTTCAGCCGTTCAGCGTACTGCGCGCCGGTGTCGTACTCGCGGTCGGCGTCGAGGTAGTTGATGGTGACGCGCCGCGGAAGTTGGGTGTCCATCTCGCGCGCGGTCTTGATCTGGATTCCGGGTGGCGATCCATCCGGCTGGCAGTCGAGGTCTGCCGCAGGAATCGTCGCGACGGATGATGATCCGCGCGGCTGGAAGCGGATGTCGTAGCCGTCCGGAATGACGTCGAAAGGCCATGAGCCCTGCAGCGGCTCGATGGCTGATCGGATGGATCCGACCGCGGCGATGCGATAGCCGCGGACTTCCTGCGTGAGGGCTGCAGTGTCGATATCGCCGGCGGAGAGGATGCCGGAGCGCAGGCATTCTGCGCTGACGATATCGGCCAGATCAACCGGGATCGAGGACGAGGATTGCTTGGTAATCCTGAATCCTTGGCCGCTGCCTGATGGCACTGCGACAATCAGTGAATTGGCGTACCAGGCTTCGTGACTGATTCCCTGGTTAGGGCCGTCGTAGTACGTCCATCCTGTGACGCCATCCGGGCTATAGTAGCAGGTGCCGACCCCGCCGCCATCTCCTGCCCAGACGTTGTCACCATCAGAAATTAGCCAGTATTCCCGTATTGGAACGCTGGTCTGGTTCCAGGTAATTCCATCGTCGGACCATACCATCAAGGCCCCGTAGCCGCTGCCGCCGGTGCCGACGCCGATATACAAAATGCGACCCTTGTGCACGCAGCCTTGGGAAAAGTTGTTGAGGTCGCCAGCCATCGTGTAGGCGATTGACCAACTTCCAGAAGCTGCGCTTGGCGACTTGTAGACAATAGGATCGGATCCCGCTTGCCCGACGACGTACCAGTGCCCGGAGCCTTGGTGCCATAGCGGCGTTCGGCTGAAATATGTGCCTGAAGGTGGGGTCTGCGCAGTCCACGACACGCCGCTTGCTGAGGTGTAGAACGAACCTGAATCGGTTGTTGCGAGAAAATATGAACCGTTCCACTGGATGTCCGTGACAGACACCCAGACGGGCAAAACTTGCGACCACGACACGCCCTGGTCCACCGACCTCCAGATGCAGCCGGTGGGACTCACACCGTAGCAGAGAAGCACCCCATTTCCGTCTGACGCAACCCCGTACCGGGCCGTGGCGCTATCTGGCAAAGCGTATTGCTGCCACGTCAAGCCATCTGTCGATACTGCGGCGACGTGCGAGAGAAGCGCGGTCGTACAGTATACGGTGCCGTCGTATGCGCCCTTGCGCCAAAGCTGCACGCTGGGCATCGAGAAGGTCTGGTACGGGTAGGTGTAGATCACGCCGAGCTGCATCACTTCGACCCGCACCTGCGCGCCGGCGAGCGAGTTGCCGTAATCGGCAAGCGGCAGATCGTAGAAGACGATGTAGCTCAGCCCGCGGTAGGCCGGGGTGTTGTCCACGCCGAGGTCGGCCTGCATGCGCGGGTCTGGATCCTGCGTTTCGCTGCCCGGGTAGAACGTGAATAGATCGGATGCTTCGTTGCTCGCGATGATGGTGTCTGCGTCGTTTGACCCGGCATCGTAGAAGAGCTGGCCACCGATCCAGATGCGCCGAACTGCCGTCATCTCGCCTTCGCACAGGCCGACAGCAAAGGTTGCCGAGTAGCTGTAGGTCCTGGTCGTTGTCTTCTTCGCGCCACCCTTGCCGCCGGATTTCTTCTTCGTGACGGTCTCGCGGATCGCGTTGTTTTCGAGCCAGATGACGTTGCCATTGAGCGCGACGGTTCCATACACCCGCGGGATGACGCTGCCGTATGTCGAGGTCTGGACGGTGAGGTCTTCGAGCCGCGGTCCTTCGACGACCGGGCCTTTCGGCTGGTCGAGCATGCCGCCCAGCATGAGCCCGATCTGCGCACCGTACTTGAGCCCGGTCGGTCCACCGATCAGGAAGCCGGCGATGCCGCCGACGACACCGCCAATGGCCTGGCCGACGCTGCTCATGCGATCTCCACGAAGCGATAGGCGGCGACGATGCGGACATGCCAGTTGCGCGTGAGGTCGTGCTCGACAACCCGTCCGGACGCGGCGCAGCAGTGGATCATGGTCAGCCGGTCTTCTTCGATCTGGCTGGCCGCGACGATCGCGAGGTGCTGCGGATCATGCTTGATGCGCAGGAGCAGCAAGTCCCCTGGTGCGATGTCTGCGGCGTCGATGCGCATGAGGCACGGCTGCTCGTCGATGCTGCGCTCGAGCGTCTGGCCGTCCGGCTCGCGGCCGTAGCAGCGGCGGTCGGTTACAGGCAAGCCGGCGGTGCTGGCCGACAGCACGGCGAGGCCGGCACAGTCGAGCGCCTCGCCTGGAACGCGGCCCTGGTGCCGAAACGGCGTGCCGAGCATTTGCCTGGCCGCGGCGACGATCTGCTCCGCAATCTCCGCCATCAGCCGCCGCCCTTTCCGAATTGGGCGTAGGTGCTGCCGACCGGGATGTGCGCAAAGCCGCCGAAGTTGAGGACGTTGCTGTACGTGGTGCTGCCGTTCCAGCGGTTCTGACAATCGCTCAGGCGCTTGCGGCACCCGCGCACCATCGAGTAGGCATCACCGAGCTGCGGCAGGTAGTAGAACGGCTCGTAGGTCTCGATCGTGCCGTTGAGCGCATAGCTCTTGATCTCGATGGCTTTCAGGCCGGCATTGGCGCCGGTGGTGAATTGAATGGTTCCGGCACCGAAGGTGTCGGCAGCCTCGGTGCGGTTCGAGTCGCGGAAATTGGATGCGCTGGTAACGGTGGTCAGCGTGCCGGTGACGGTGTTGGCGGCCAGGCTGACCTTGCATCCGGCAAACTCGGTGCCGCAGAAGGTCTTGTGGCAGGCTGCGGTGTAGGTGCGGCCGACCGATTGGCCGAGCGCATCGATCAGCGACATGCCGCCGATGCGATAGCGGTCGTCGGCGATCTCGGTCTTGCCGAAGATGCCGGCGACGATCGGCTCTTCGTCTTCGACTGGTGCGAGCCAGGAGGTGGCGAAGATGTAGACGCGCGCGCCATCGAATAGCCCGCTGGCGACGGCGGCGCGGCTGATGCCGGCCGGGCCGGCGATTCCTTCGAGGTCGATCGACGCTGGAGAGAATCCGGCGGTCGCCGCGTACCCGGTGAACTCGTAGCCGCTGGTCGACAGGTAGGTGTGGCCGCCGATCACCAGATCGCGCGGAAAATCGGTGATGTAGATGTGGCTGCCCGTGACCGGTTCGAGCCGCAGGCACATGGTGCGTGTCTTGTAGTCGGCAACAGCGGATTTCATGGCGCGAGGATCTCGACGACGTCGATCGATGCGATTTCGCGGACGGTCCTGGTGAGCAGGGTCATGTCGAGGTCGCTGTCGAAGCGGCACGGGAGATCGAATTCGCAGCCGCCGGTGACAGTCTCGGACGCCTGCGGCTGGGTGTTGGCGGTGCCGCCGGATGTCCAGGTTCCGTAGCTCGTCGAGTTGATGTCGACGGTGATGGTGTTCGTCGCCGTGCCGACGATGGCGGCGCGCTGGCCGTTGATCTGCGTCATGCCGGCGACGCCGGAGATGTGGACGGTTTCGCCGACGAGGAAGGAATGGGTAGCGCCGAAGTTGATGACTGCCTGAGCGGCCTTGGTGATGCCGGTGATGGCCTTGGTCTTGTTGGCGGCGAAGGTGATCCGCCCGGTGGTGCTGTCGAGCGTCCAGCCGCTGGACCATGTGACGCCACCGACGGCAACCAGCGCAGTCCCGGATACGGGCTTGTGGATGGTGCGCACGGGCAGGCCGGCGCCGCTCGGGGTGCCGCCCTGTCCGTAGGCTTTCTGCAGCTGGTAGACGCCGGCGCTGATGCGGGAAAGCGTCTGGTCGATGGCGGTCGGCGCGGACCGGCCATCGGTGCGCGTGCTGAAGTCGTCCGGCCAGCGGACGCGGAATCCGGCATAGCGTCCGTGCGCGCGGTCGTAGAGATCGAGGACGCGCTTGATGATGTCGTCCCGCAGGCTGGTGAAGTGGATGACGAAGCTGCGCATCGGCAGGTTGTGCACGAGGCGGCGATACTCCGATCCGCCGGCGGTGCGGGTGATCTGCACCTGGTAGGCGGATCGCGTCTGCGCCCCGGTGCGGACTTCTTCGGGCAGGCGCTCTTCGAGGAATTCAGGCATATCGGGCTGCTCCCGCTACGGTCTGGCCGATGCGCCGGGCGATCTCGCCGGCGGCCTGCCGGAGATCTCCGCCGGACGATCCGGACCCCATGTTGATGACGACGCTGATGTTCTGCCCGCCGCCCGGGCGGTTCTGCGCGGCGGGGACGATGCGCTCGCCCTTGTGGACGACGGCGAGCATGTCGCGCGGCACGTAGGGCGTGCCGACATCGAAGCTGGGCAGCAGGTCGGACAGGCTTTCTAGGAGTGATCCGAGGAGGCCGCTTGATCCGCCGCCACCGCTGCCGCCACCTTTGCCGAGATCGCCGAACAGGCGGCGAACGAGGTCTGCCGCTACGGCTTCGGCGATCATGCGGCGGATCATGTCGCCGAATGCTTGCAGCATGCTTTTTGTGCCGTCGGCGAAGGGGTCGAAAAGGAAGTTCGCGAACGAGGTCTGCATGTTCTGCGCGGCGTTCTTGGCGAACTCGTCGAGCAGGGAGGTGGTGTCATCGCCTTTCGCTTCGAGCCGCTGCATTTCTTCTCCGGCGCGCGCTGCGGCGCGGCCGAAGGTTTCCATGTTGATGACGCCGGCGTCGAGCAGGATGACGAGCCGGTCGAGCTCGGCATTGAGGGCTTCGGTCGGCGTGCGGACTGACTCGAAGACCCGCGCGCCTTCGGCGAAGAGTTCGAGGCGTTCGCGCTGGGCTTCCGCTTCCTTCTCGGCTTCTACCCGGGCGGCCTTGATGTTGTCGAGCGTTTCGGCGTAGCCGCGGGCCACTTCGAGATTGGCGGCCGTGGCGGTCTTGTACTTGCCGTCCGCGATGGCGAGCTCGAGCTGCTCGACTTCGGTCAGATCCTGCGTCGCGCGGATCTGGTCGCGCAGTTGTTCGACGAGCCGTGTGCCGTCGTCGATGGCTTTGGCGGTGCGGCCGCCGCGTGCCGGGCGATCTGCGGCGTTGCCGCCAATGAACCGCTTCAGCGCATCATCGGATGGCGGCTTCTTGGCGTCTGCCGCCGGATCCGGTTGGCCGCCCGCCCGCTCCTTGCCGAACCGGCGCAGGGCGTCGAGCTGGCCGCGCACGCCGGCAATCTCCTTGTCGATATCGCCCGGTTTCCCGAAAACGAGGTTGTTGAGGATGCCGCCGCCGGATTCCCGGGCGTTCTTGGCGCGGCGTTCGAGGTTGGCGAGCTGCTCCTCGAGCGTCTTGATCTGCCCGGCCTTGCTCGGGTCGATTTCGCCGAGGGCGAGGTCGAACGGGACTTTCGCCAGGCCGATCAGGCCGCGGAAGACCGCGGCGAGGCCTTCGCCTTTCGCAGCCAGCTGCTCGACGCTTTCGGCCGTGCGGGTGAGCGATGGCACGAGCGAATTCGTCAGCTCGGTCGCGGCGCCGGAGACGCGCGCCTTGAGCACGTCGAGCCGGCCGTTGAGTTCAGCTGCAGCCTGCGCGGATTTCTCGGTGACGCCGGATACGTCGCGGAACCTGTTGATCAGGTCTTCGATGGACTGGCCGCCGTCGGAGAGCAGCGGGGCGAGGCTCGCCCAGGATTTGCCGACGGCTTCGGCCGCGAAGGCGGCGCGCATCTGCGGATCTTCGATCGCTGCGTATACGTCGGCCAGCTGCTTCAGGGCTTCCAGAGGCTCGCGGGCGGTGATGCCGACGGCGGCGAACTGCTCGGCGTTCTTGCCGATGTTGACCGAGAGCTTGTTGACGGCAGCAGCGACGCCTTCGAGGTCCGTGCCGCTGGTGACGGCGGCGCCCTTGAGGCCGGCGAGCAGGTCGATGCTGATGGCGGTCGATTTGCTCAGGTCTGCCAGCGCGTCCTGCGCGTCCAGCGCTTCGGTGACGAGCCGGCCGAAGCCGCTGACGACGCTGCCGAGCGCGACGCCGGCGAAGACGTTGCGCAGGGATTCGCCGACGGCATCGAAGGCGCGGCCCATCTTGGCGGCGCTTTGCTCTGCGAGGCGCGAAACCTTTCCGAGATCTCCCTCGATGCCGGCGAGCCGGGCATTGATGTCGACGGTGAGTGCGGCGATGGACATTACGCTTCTCCGGCGGCGCGGTTGTGGTCGCGGATCAGGATGAGCTGGAACACGATCGGCTCCGGGTCATGGATGCCGAGCAGGTCACAGACCATCGGCAGCGCTGTCCAGTCGAGCCCGCCCATCATGTTCCAGGCCTGCAGCGCTGGCTGCGCGCTGGCCGGCGGCGTGCGCCCTGACTGCACCTCCCGAGGGAGCGCCGAGTCGTCCAGCCAGGCGGTCAGTTTCCCAGGATGTCATCGAGCTCTTCGCAGTGGCGCTTGAACGCTTCGACGAGCGCCTCGGCCACCCTAGCGAACAGATCCGGCCGGTCGGCCAGCCATTCGGCGCAGGCTTCAGCGTCGAAGGGCAGCGGGTGCGGATCGCCGTTGGGCAGGAGGTCCGCCTCGGTGACGCCTTCCCAGCCGCTGACGAGCGAGAGGATGCCGCGCGCCGGGTTGCCGTTGCGGATCCGCTCTTCGTGCTCGAGCGGCGTCGGGCGCTGGGCGATGAGCGTGAAGTGGCCGCATGGGATGCGGACTTCACGGGCCCGACGCAGCTTGTTGGCAAGCGCGCTCATCAGCTGGCGTAGTAGGTCGGCGTGCCGTTCATGGTGATCACGGTCGGGGTTGTGACCAACTGCTGCGCGGACCCGCCGGGCAACAGCGGGGCGGCGACGTAGCCGGCGAAAAGCATGACCTGACCGCCGCTGCCGAAGGTGAACTTGAAGACGCGCTTGGCCTGGTTGTCACTGGCCGTCTTCATGGCGAGCAGGCCGGCATCGGAGACGTCCCAGATGTGGTCCATCGTGAAGTTGGTCGCTTCCGGCAAGCCGGGAAGCTGCGTCTTGGCGTTGCCGTGAATCGTCGTCGAGTCGATCAGCTCGAAGTTGCCGCCGCTCGACGTGATGTTGGTCGCGGTGGTGATCGACGTGCCCAGAGTCACCTTCTCGGCCGTGCCGGAGCTGAAGGTATCGAATGATGTCGTATCGACGCCTTCCAGCTGGAAGGTGTCCGTCGTCACGCCGGCAACGCGGACCGCCTTGTCGTTGAGCTGGTACATGCCGCTGATCGACAGGAAGACGATGTCGCCATTGCTGTAGCCGTGGCTCGTCGAGGTGACGACGCCCGGGCTGGCCTTGGTGATGCCGGTGATCGTCTTTGCCGCCGCCAGGGCGCTCTGCATTGCTACTGCTACGTTTTTCCATACCTTTGCGGTGGCCATTTGGATGTCCTTTCAGGGTTTAGACGGCGACGAACCACGTCGCCGAGATGCTCTCGACGAAGAGCGCGAGGTCTTCGTCAATGCCGCTGATGCGGTTGGTTTTCGGGAATTTGGCAGCGAGGAGCGCTGCCTCGATCTGGTCGGCGACGGCCGCGGCACTGGCGCGGGTCTTCGCCCAGGCGTTGATCTGCAGATCGGCGAAGTCTCCGAAGCTGCCGCCGTGCACGGTCAGCACCGGCTGCGTTCCGGTGCGCGTGTAGACGACGGCCGGGAGTTGGTGTTCTTCGGGCAGGATGTCCGGATAGATGCGCGTGCCGACCAGGGCAGTGAGCCCGGACGCAGCGGCGAGGACGGCGTAGAGTTCGGTCTCGGCGCTCATGATTTCGTGTTCAAGCGGTTGATCTCCCCGCTGGCGACGCTGATGAAGACGTCAGCGGCTTGCGGAAGTTTTTTCGCTGCGGCTGACAGGAACGGCTGGGCGCGCATCTTGCGCGTGCCGAATTCGATGAAGCGCCAGTAGAACGGGTCGTTCGGGTTGTTGGCGCCGGCCGGGCCGAGCGCCGCCTTACGCGCTGCCGACTTGGTGCCGGCCAGAACAGACTGCAGCGGGCGGACGTTGATGAACACGCCGACCAGGCGTTGCCGGGCAGCGATCTTGCTGCGGCGGACGGCGATCGCGCGCTTGATGACGCCAGGGCGGCGGTTTCTTGCCGGTTGGCTGAGCACCGGAGCCCGGGTGCGCGCTTCGTCGCGGATGATCCGCCCGGCGGCGCGCAGGGCCTTGCCGACCGCGCGCTTGCGGATCCGGTCCGGCATCTTCTGCAGGGCGGCCTTGAGCTCGTCCAGCCCCTTGACTTCTATCTCGAATGGTTTGCCGTTCATGGCGCGATCCCGTTGCGCTGGCCGGCGACGGCGAGGATCTCCAGGCTGTCTTTCCTGGCGCCTGGGTCGATTATCTGGGTGATGTCGTAGGGCTCGCCGCGCCAGAGCAAGCGGTGGTCTCGCTGCAAAGCGGCGAGGTAGCGAATGCGGATTTGGATGTCGCAGGCGTACTGCTCGCTATTGGCGGCGAAGAATTCGCGGCCCCGCAGCGGGGTGACTTCGGCCCATACGGCGTGATCCGGTGTGCTGGTGACGAGGTCGGACCATGTGACGACTTCTTCGCCGATGCTGTTGCGGGTGACGGACTTGGATTGAGGCGTCACCCGTTCGCGCATGGCGCCGGCGGACAGGGTCACAGATAGACCCTTTCCGGATCGAGCAGGGAGTTGATGTAGGGCAGCCGGGCCTGCGCGCGGTCGGTGGTGGCTTCGCGGAATGCGTACATGGAGCCGATCATCAGGAGCATCCACTGCTTGATGCACTGGGGGATGTCCGCAGCTTCATCGCCATAGCCGGCGGTGAATCGGATGCGGACGCTGTTGGCGAACGCGCGCGCACTCGGCCAGGAGGTGTTGTATGCGGGATGCACCCATCCGGGGACGGTGGCCGCGTCCAGGACGTAGGCCGATTCGGGCATATCCGCGTCGGCGCCGTTTTGGTCCAGATACGTGATGCTCTGAATCGCACGCGGGCGAAATTTCCCGAGCGCGATCGCAGACTGATCGGACGGGAATGATTCGTATGCCGCCTGCCAGGTCTGGGTGATCAGTGGACGCTGTAGCTCATGCTCGGCAGCCAAGCGCGCGGCGGTGATCAGCGAGGTGATCAACGTGTCGTCTGTCATATGCTCGATGCGACAGTGCGCCTTGACCTCGCTGAGAGTAATCGGCTCGGTATCCGGCGGGGTGATGAGGGTCAAGGTCATGGATTTTTCGCGCTGAAAGTTTCGAGCATGGCGGCAGCCAGGCGGGCGAGCGTGGCGCCCGGGTCGGAAAATTCGCGCTGGGTCGAGCCGGCCGGGGTGCCGATCGTCGAGCCGTCGGCGAGGAGGACGCGGTCCTCCCAGTCGAAGCGGATCCATGGCACCTTACCGTATCCGTTGTCGAACTCCCCATGGCAACTGCGACGCCACTTGCTGCCGGTGACGTTTGATTGTCTGTAGTCAGGTTCTGCCATAATGCTACCTGGTTGTCTCGTGGTCGGCGTGGATGTTGTCCATCCCCGACGGCCAGCCGGCGAAGGACAGCGGACGAAGTCCTGCGTTCACCCTGCTTGCCCTTGGCTCACGGGGCGCCGGCTGCGGCGTCGGACGCATCCTGCAGTGCGGCCGACTCCATCGCGAGCGACCAGAGGATGGCGTACAGCTCGCCGTGGGTGATGGTCTGTCCGGTCAGCGCGCCGGTCTGCGGGTCGCGCAGGGCGAGGACCGCCGCCGGGTCGTTGAATTCGCGCAGGGTCGAGCCGGCCGGGGTGCCGATGGTGGTGCCGTCGGCGAACTGGACGCGGTCTTCCCAGTCGTAGCGGATCCACGGCACCTTACCGTATCCGTTGTCGAACTCCCCATGGCAACTGCGACGCCACTTGCTGCCGGTGACGTTTGATTGTCTGTAGTCAGGTTCTGCCATAATAGGTCGCGTCCAAAAAGAATCATGTCAGGGGCAGCACCGCGCTGCGGACCGTGCCGTCCGATCCGCGATACCGTATCGTGATCGATGTGTTTGTCGTTGCCTCGAAGGTGAGGTCTCCATTGGTGGCTGGCGTGCCTGATACAGGCGGCCGGAAGGTAAGACCAGAGGATAGTCTCACGCCGCCCGTGGCGCCGACAGTGAACGACGTGTAGGTTGCCGCGTCATAGCCCAGACGCAGTTGCTCGCCGGCGGCCATCACGTGCATCTGCGCCGACGGCGACGACGTACCGCACCCGGTCCGGCCCTCGACCGCCAGGCCGTTGCTGGGCAGGGATGTTTGCAAGAGGTTCTTGTAGCTCGTCCCGATGCCTACCTGCGCCTCGAGGTTGGCGGACGAAGCTTGCGTCACTTTGACATTACACAGGCGGATGTTCGTATCGGCTAAGCCATGGTAGTTGACGAGGTGCCCAAATCTGATGTAGGCGGCGCCGTGTCGGTAGTTTGTAATACCCGACCCTGAGCCATCGAGATACCCCTCGAAATAGGCCCACTCAGTCCCCAGCGTGACATTCGAGGCGACGTTGTGGTTGTAGACGTTGCCCGCCGGCCTATTACTGACGGCCGCACCAGCCGGCAATGGCGGTCCTGACCACGGAGCCGTCAGCGTAATGGTGTTTCCGACAATCCCGCCTTCCGGCCACGCTCCAGACCCTGTGACGTTCCGCGTGTAGGTGTAGTCTGGGTACGTATACCCCGTGCTATCCGTATATCCGTACCACGCCAGAATGCGCGCTTGAGCAATTGGACCGTTATTCCACCCACTCGCGCTACTGAGCGATACAGTGGTATCACCCGGTATCAGCGGCGCCAGCAGTGTCGCGTTCGCCGAACTAATGGCGTGCTGAGAGTAGATCAAGAGCCGATCGATGTCGTAGAACGCAACCCCAAAAAATTGCTTGTTGGAGGCATTGTAATTTCCTCCGCCGATATCCCCGGCCTTAGCCCACAGGGATATCCGAGTGCGTCTGTCCGTACTGACTTTAATAAAATCTGACGTAGTCAGCGAGGCCAGGGAGACGTTGATCCTGAACGATGCCACGCCCGACACGTGACGCTCGGATTTATCGTAGATGTAGCTTGGAAAGTTTCTGTTATTGCCCAGGCGGCCGTCGCCGTTAACCAGCAAGTTGTCTCCAATGGGCTGCGCCACATCCTCGGTAGCGATCGCAGACCGGACAAGATCGTCCGCCGTGTGGTACAGCAGCCCACCGTACCGTTCGATAGCGCCGGCTTCGGGGATGGTCATCAGCGGGCCCGACGACAACTTCAGCGGAGCCGAATTTGCGGCCGCCGTGCCGGCGGCCAGGTGCAGCAAGGCGGTCGGCGACATGCCAATGCCCAGCTTTCCGGAAATGATCTGCGCGCTGACAGCGAGCCTCACATACAGGAGGTTCAGGGCGGATTTGACGTCGGCCCACAGCAGCTTCCGTAGTAGATTGCCTGCTGCGGAGTCTGCCAAGCCGAGCATGTCGGCGTCCGCGGGAGAGGCCTTGCTGGCAGCGGCGGCGATCAGCGTGCCGATTCTGGTTTCTGTCTCGTCTCCTGTGTTCGTTCCACTGCTCGTGCCAGAGCCAGATGGCGCCCCAACCATAGATGCGGTAATCCCGCTCACCGTCCCTGTGAACGTCGGAGAATTTATCGGAGCTTTACCAGCCAACGATGCTGATAGTCCTGCGACATCAGAAACGTCCAGCACAACCGCGCCCGTTCGACCCGCCACAGAGACAACCGGCACAGGCGCAGGCAATCCGGCGGCAATCCCAGCCTGAACGCGAACTCGAACCTGTGTGCTCATGTGCTTGTAGTGACCTCAGGAAGTACCGAGAACACCGACTCTGCAGAGCAGATCGCGTCGATCCCGCCAGCCCGTATCAACTCGATGTCAAACACGTAGTCGCGCGCCGACAGCGCGGACAGATCGGTTTCGTCGAGTGCGATTGACACCGTACTGGTTGCGGCGTCGATGCTCATCGTGCCGGCGGTCGTGCTCAACGACAGCTCAACGGCGCCGCCGACTCTGCGCTTGATGTCCATCCGCGCGCCGGTGTAGGCAGAAAGGTCCAGCGGAGCGTAGTACGCCAGATAACCGCCTGACGTGTAGGTGGAGAACAAGGCCGAACTGATGCCGTTGAAGTCGACGTGATCAGCGTCAACCAGCGTTACATGATGGAACTCGGCGTCGCGGATGCTGTTGGCGTCAACCGCATTCATCTGCGTCATCCCCTTGGCGTCAACGATGGCGGTGTACCACTGGTCCAGAATTCCGTGATTCGGCGCCGTCACGCGCAGAGGCGCAGAGTTCGACATGCCGCCGATCGCTGCGAAACGCAAGTTGGTGGTCTCGATGCGCAGCGGGAGG